CTCCCATACCGATTTGCCGTTCTCAATTCCCGCGAAGAAGTCATCGAAGAAGCCTCCGGTCACGTCTCGGGCAAAATCGAGAGCGATACCCATCTGGCGGGTCTCATCCTCGATCGAGGCCATGACCTGCGCAAGGGACGAGAGCTCGCTCTTCTGTGCATCCGTCAATGAAACCCCGCGCTGCTGGGCTTCATTCAGGAGCTGCGTCTCGTAGCNCGCCCGCCTTCTCCGTGAGCCCGATAGCATCACGCTCCGCCTCAAGCGCCGCGATCTGGCGCTCGGCGCCGGCCACGATGTCGGCGTACTTCTCCTGCTCGCTCTTGCCGCCGGTGCGCTTCTTCGACTTCTCGTCGACTTTGCCCATCCAGTCCGCTAACTCGCGAACCTTGCCAGCAGCTTCGGAGGCTCTCTTGCCGACGTACTCATAGGTCGCACCGAGATAATCTGTGGACAGGTCCTTCTGTAGCTGCTTATTCCGACCCTTGGCCGCGATTGAAAGCCTCTTTGCCGCGTCATTCTCTATTTCATTGATCCGCTGAACCCCGATAAGATTTCCTTCTGCGGGCAGCGTGTTTGGGTCCATTCCAGCGCCAACCGCGCCGCCTGTCTTGATCAACGTTCTGGCAGAGTTGATTATCCTATTCAGCCCAGCCACACTTGCGTCAGAAATTGCGTTGACGGCGCGAATTACTGTGTTCGCAGCGCCGATTGCTGCCGCACCGATCACGTCTGGAAACTGTTTCCATAAGAACTCTATGTCGTGATAGGCACCGACGAACGCGCCGACGATGTAGTTCACACCGTCCTTGGCGGCCTTCACGATGTCGAACCCGAGTATTTGCTCGAGTTCGTCACGGAAAATGTTTGCGGCGGCGACGGCTGCGGCTATGCCAGCCGCAAAGGCAACCGCCGGATTGGCTAAGGCAAAAGCCCCCGCCACGATACCGAGCTGCACAACAAGGCGCCCGAGGAGCGCGATCAACGAGATGATGCCGCCAATGATGGCTGGCGCATACAATAGGGCGAGAGCGGCAGCCGCCGCGACGGCGTAGGGGGCAACGGTATCGAGAACATCCGCCAGGGCCATCAGCGCCGATTGCGCCAGCTTTGTCCAATCTACCATCTGCAGGCCAGCGGCCGCCAGCGCGACGATGCCGATCGTCAAGAGGCTAACGGGAGAGAGCACCGACAAGAAGGCTGCGCCCAATCCCTGAACTGGTTTCTCCATAGAAGAAAGGACCGCGGCCAGTTGCGTACCCTGCTGAAGAGCAATTTGCAGCGGACCCATCCCCATTTGCGCGCTAACAGCAATGTCCTGGAACTGAGCGGCTATATTTCCAAGATTTCCGCGCGATGATGCCCGGTTCTGATTGGCGGCCCGGTTCATCATCTCGATCTGCTTCGACGCTAACGCCGCAGCTGCACCTTCTGAAGCATAAGCCTTGGCGGCGGCCGCCGCGGCTCCGGTCACACCGCGATTGGCACCCGACAGCCCGTTGGCGGCCGCCTCGGCGCGTGCTGCAGCACCGGTCAATTGAGTGAGGGCTTGCGTACCCTTCTCGACGGATCCGCTCTCGACCTGAAGCCCAAGCGTGGCGACATCTGCCATGGCTTTTCCTTTTCTAAGAACGTGCGCTATCGTCCTGCCGATTCAATCGGAGGATGATCCATGCGCTTGATTGCCAGTTTCGTTTTGTGTGTCGCTTTAGCGGGTGGCCAGGCGTTTGCGGCATGTAACGCCGAGTTGCTTTCGATTGACGATTGGTCAATCCGGCCCGTAGACGATACGACCAACGAGCTGAAGGTGACAATCGAGTCGCACGCGCAAAAGCCCATCAGGATGCTCGATGCTCAATACGGGTTCCGTGATGCTCTCGGCGGCCACATCACCGCTGCGGCGATCGACCGAGACCTCAAAATCGCAGCCGGCGATTCTGCGACAATGAAGGGGTTTTGGGGCCCGTACACTTTTGAGCGCCTGTTGAAACTGAAACGCGAGGAAGTCACTCCCTACTCTTGCGTTCGCGCCGTCCTCTACGAAGACGGCACCAAGGAAGAGTTCAAGTAATGGGAGGCGGACGCAGCCGCTTCTCTCTTGGCCAGCCAAAGATATGGCGGTTGTGCAACTCGAAATAGTCCTCGACTTCCACTCTCGCCCATGTTTCATTTTTATGGGTGTCACATTTGAGAGGGGACCATGGGCAGTGGGTTATTTTGGTCGCTTGTCTTGGCGGCGGCCGCCGCAGCAGTTTACTTCTTCCAGAAGGCAAACACATCCAGCGCTCTGACGCAGCAATCACCAACTATCTCACCGTCGTCCGAGTGGGAGCTCTCGGAAAACGGCAATCCCACGCAGATTTACAAAGGGAAACGCATTACCGTCTTCGAAGCGGATAGTGGCTGGAAGTATTGTATCGCACATCCAGAAGATCGACGGGAGCCTTACTTCTCCGAAGCTTACGAGACACTCGACATTGCACAAAGCGAGGCCATAAGACACATGGAACGCCTCCCTTCGTTGCACCGTTCGTTGCCGGAGCAACGCCGCGAATTACGGCGCCAAAAGGAGGATGGAGAACGGTCTGCGTTCCTCTCAGGCGAACCTCACGTTATCGCCTCTCTGTCATCTGCTGCAGAATCTGCGACCGACCTATCTGAGCTCCGGAGAGTAGAACGCAAAACAGAAACCCGTCGGCGCTACATCGACCGTGTTGCTGACTCTGTCGAGGTTTATGGCTCGGTCGAGGAAATCGAACGCGCACAAGAATTGACGCGAAAGGTTTCTGCTCTTGCCGACCGCATCCAGATCAGGGTTGCCGAATTCAAGGCCAAGGGGAAAAAACCGCCCGGATCGAAGATACAGGACAGCTAGTTCGCTTCTCTCGCCCGGATCGCCTCCGTCTCTGCCTCAATTTCTATACAGAACCGCGCATCCATTGCCCTGACGAGCGACACCTCTTCGCGGCGGACGATATTGCCTGTCAATTGGCACCATGCGGCAATTTCGAGGTTGGAGATCGGTGCTGGCCCGGAGAACCCCGGCGGTTGCGACTGCCGAAGCTCCCAGAACCAATCCCAGAGGAAGGCGCCGTTATCCGGCACCTCCGCTTCCGGGCTTTCGATCTCAAAGCTCTCGTTGCGCTTGCGCCTGGTCTCACCGTCCGTGTCTCGGACGCTGTCATAGCGCGCGACGATCGCTATGGCTTCGCAGAGCCTTTCGCCAAGCTCTTCGTAAAATTTGCGCGGTCCTCCGAAGCGGTGGCGACCTGGTCATAGATCCAGGCGGCTTCCTCAAGGACCTCGCGCGCCTTTTCGAAAGTGCACTCCGGCTTTTCACCCTTCCAGTTGTGATCGCCCCAGTCCCAGGAGGCGAGGGACGCTGCCGCCTTGTCGAGGTATTCGGCTTCAACCTTGCTGGCGGTGAGCTTCTTTTTCCGGCTGGCGAGGAACTTGTCGCTGTGCTGCCGAACTACCCGCTTTACCGCATCGCTCTCCGCGGAGCGGATCATGAAACGAATACCTACGAACTCATCGGTATCCGGGCCGGTGAGGTTGAGCTCGAAGAGATCTTCAGAATTGACGAGTTTGGAGATATCCAAGGGTCACCTATCGATTACGGGATTACAGTGGGATTGACACGGATCGGCAGTTGGTTGAGGCCGATCGTGAAGCGCTCGAGTTCGAAGTCGTCGGAGCCGCCGCCAGGATAAAGCGGGCCGGACACGACGCCGCGGCTGTAGAAGATCGTGTTCGTGAACCCCTCGCCGCCATCGTTNATCGTTGCGCTCGACCTTGATTGCCATGTTGTCGAGGTTCAGAGGATTGCCGAAGGTCCGCAGGATGACTTGGCCGGCATCGTCATGTACCGAGGCGACCTCGATCTGTGGATCACCGGCGTTCGCCGTGCCCTTCTGTTTTTGGGTCACCGGCTCATCAAGCGTGTTGTAGCTGTTCATCGTCGACTCGGCGCCGAAATCACCGATATTGCCGACTTTGCCAACCTGCACCCAGGTTAGCGCCGCATAAGCGGACTCGATGAGATCGGTATTCTGGGCAGTGGCGCAAACATACACCTTGCTGCCCTTCTTCGTTGCCTTGTTTGCCATGTCAGTTCTCCGGTTCGAAGGCGATGTATGGAATGGTGACGGGGATCTGTACCCGTTCACCCTCTTGGAGCGGGCCAGCCGCCCACGGCTCGCTGCTGATCGTGATCTTCACGCCAGAGGCGAATAGGGATCGGTTCTTGAAATGATTGATCACCTGGTCAGCGATATCGAGAGCGCCGATGATCCCTTGCCCGACCGGCCAAACGACTGAGACCTGAAATAGTCCGCGCTTCTGTTGCGGGTCGTTGGCCATGGTGATCTGACGTGTCTGGTTGGGCAGGAACGCCAATCGAAGGTATTTCGGCGGCAGCGGCTGCCCTGCCGCCGGAAACAGGACGTTCGGCGCGGCTATCGGCAGCACACCGGGCATCGCTATGAGGCGGTCAGTCACCGCCTTGAAGATGATTGCGTCGGTGCCTGCCGCCATGTATCCGTTACCTATGTCTGAGAAGCCGCCTCTCACTGACGATCAGGTCTATGAGCGCATTCATGCGGCGCTGCTCGCGTTGGGGCGCGAGACGGCGGCCACGGTTCGGGGCGAAACTAGTTTAAGAGCAGCACGGAAGGCGCTGACATTGTTGCAGCTTGGGCTTCTGTCGGCGATGGAGCAAAGCAGCGACAAGAACCGAGCCGTCAAAGCCCCAGACGAGCCTTCAGCTCCGAGGCCTTCCGATCGACAATGAGCGGCCAGTTCTGAGCTGCGAGCCTGACGAAGCCATCGGCGGGCTGTCCATTAGCTCCGTACTCCCGGTGCCCGGCATATGAAGCGGTGTATCCGAAATAGAGTGTATCCCCGATNTGGCCGTTAGCTCCGTACTCCCGGTGCCCGGCATATGAAGCGGTGTATCCGAAATAGAGTGTATCCCCGATGCCCGCTCCAGCGATTACCGCTTCGATCTGAGCAAAGTCTGGCGCGTAGGTACTTCCTTCTGCAGGACTGGCCCCGGCGTTGATCGCGGGCATGGCGGTCGAGGACGCGAGCAGTGATGCCCGGAGAAATCCGGTGTCCACGCGCATACGGCCGCCCTGCCCGACCGGCTTCTGCATTTCTTCGACGACCTCCTGTGCCGACTCCTTGAAGATAGCTTCGACTGCACCCTCGACCTTGTCGGCCCACTGCGCCACGGCAGCGCTAAAAGAGAGTGTTGCCATCAGACGACCTCAGCACGGTACCGGCGAACGACCGCGCCGATGTGATCCACCTTGTATTCGAGCCGGCATCGGCAGCCGGAAATCTCCGATATTGGTGCGCGCGGGTCGCCCGGGAACCGGAGACGCGCACCCGACGGGCTCTGAAACACCTCATCCATCGAGACACNCGCATACGGCCGCCCTGCCCGACCGGCTTCTGCATTTCTTCGACGACCTCCTGTGTCGCCTCCTTGAAGATAGCTTCGACGGCACCCTCGACCTTGTCGGCCCACTGCGCCACGGCAGCGCTAAATGAGAGCGTTGCCATCAAACGACCTCAGCGCGGTACCGGCGCACGACCGCGCCGATGTGATCCACCTTGTATTCGAGCCGGCATCGGCAGCCGGAAATCTCCGATATAGGCGCGCGCGGGTCGCCCGGGAACCGGAGACGCGCACCCGACGGGCTCTGAAACACCTCATCCATCGAGACACTCTCGCCGTTGAGGACACGATGGGTGTGCCGCACACGGCTGTCGCCGGCGGACCGCCATACCTTCGTGACATCCTGTGCTTGGACCTTGCCGGCCTCGATCTGCTGCCGCATTGCCTCGTCGCGGGCGGAGCTGAGCGCCATCATGGTTTCGGTGCGCCCCAGCATCTCGCCGCGGAGAAGCAGGTTCTTGTCGCGCAGCCGGCCGACTATCTTGGTGAGCGTCTCGCCCGTCACCGGCTTGCCCGCTCTGATCGCGGCAACAACGGTCCGGTCGAAACGCTTGTCGCGCGTCTTGAGCTCGAAATACCGGTTCATCAGTTCCGGGTCGCCGGACGCCAGATGAACGCGGGCGCGCTCGATGAACTCGATCTGGTACCGGGTAAGACCGATCACTCCGCCCTCTCGGCGGCCGGTGACGCGGCTCTGCCGGCCGACGACGTCGAGGGCCGTTGATCTCGGATTGGCGCCGCGAGCAAGACCCTGCTCCAGCGCCTGGCGGATGCCCTGCTGCTGGTCATCGGTGATGTGCGTGACCATCGTCGAGGACAGGTCCCGCAAAATTGCCTCAGCAACAGGATTGCGGACGCCGAAGCGCCAGATGACGCGGTTGCCCTGCGGGTCCATGACCTTCGGCAACTCGCCGCCAGCATTGGTGCCGCCGGCGTTGAATGCCTCCTGCAGCGCGATTTCAAGCGCGGAGAACGCCTCGGGCTCGATTTGCATGGCCTCAACAGCACCGTTAACGTCACCACGATCGAGACGCTCGACCACGCGGGCGAGAACAGCCGTCGACTTGATCGTCTCGATCGCTTCTCGAAATGCCGCGGCAAGGCGCGGCTCATAGGTGGACAGCAGCTCGTCGAATGTCATGCCGTTGCCTTTCGCCGAACTGCTTCTAAGTACCTGATCTCAACCTGCGGAAAGAAACCCGATGAACCGGAATGGGCTCTACCTCGTGATCGCCGTGCTTGCCGTTGTCGTTATTGGACTGGGTGTCTACGTCTACCGCGAGGAGACTAGATCCGGCGTCGAGATCAGGATTGGCGAGGACGGGCTCTCGGTTCAGGAGAACTAAGCCGCTATCCTTCCTTGGACGATGAAGACGACCGGCGTGACGCCGTCGTATTTGTTCGGATCTCCCGCCACGATGGCGTAATCGGCGCCATTGGCCGTGACGACGTCGCCGACTGTCGGCTCGACCGCCAGCCCGACAGCCGAGATGTAAATTTGCATGTCGCCGGTCTGGATGACCGTGCCGTCGATGTAGCGGGCTTCGTAGGCCATCGGGACCAGCGTGGCCGGGTAAGGCGTAGGGACAGGATCGCCACCATAGACCGGGTCCGGCGCCTCAAGTCGGGTGACGACACCCGCCTGCCCGAACTCCTCAATGAGCTCGTGCGCGGTCGCCTGCATGTCGGCATAGTCGAACGTAGCCATCAGCAGCCAACCGAGAGAATACCGAGGCAGACAAGGCTGTCGTCGCGCAGGAAAGGCGCCGACATGCCGTCTACGACTGAAATGATAGGGGTGAGATCGGCTCCGGTCTCGCTCTCGCTTGACGTGTTCTGATACTCGACCTCGAGCTGGCCTACCTTCTTCCGTTTCACGCGGGTGGCGCCGGAGCCGACGGCCGAAAGGCTGCCGGGCTTCGTCGCTTCCTGGTAGGCAGCATAGAAAGATGCGTGAATGACGGCTGTCGGTACCACATCGGACGGGATCAGCTTGCCGCTGACGATCGCGCCCTCGCGTGGCCAGCAACGCTCCTGCAACGCGTCTGCAACGCTGCCGACGAAACGGGAGCCGTACACCGCGTCGATGTACTGGCTCCCGCGATTGCGGAGGACGGCAGGCGACGGCGCGCCAGATGGCAGCGTGTAGCCGTTCTCTGTCAGCCACGTCTGAAACGTGGCATCGTCACCGTAGCCTGCCATGGATTACGCCTCTGCCTTGTGCAGTTCGACGAAGGCGGCCTTGTCCTCATCGGACATGTCGGCGAAGCCTTCCAGGTCGTCCTTGCGGAGCGACTTGGTGACCGGCACGCCGTCCTTGCTGATGAAGAACCACCCCACGCCCTTCTGGTTGACGGCATAGCCTTCACCAGTCACCGCGTCCTTGCCCTCGCCACCGGACGAAATCACCTCATACCGGCCGGCCCATGCCTTCGGCTCTTTCGTCAGGGTCAGTTCGGTACCGACCGCAATCTCTTTGCCGGTGCTGGCATAGATGCCCGGCTGCGTGATCTTCACACGTACGCTCATCGGCGTATCTCCTTGGTTTCAGAAAAGGGAAAGCCCCGCCCAAAGGCGAGGCCCAACCTTAGTCGATGTCGGTGGAGTAGAAGACGCCGGTCTTGCCGTTGTAGTCGGCCCGGATCTCGATGCCCATCGCGCCCATGACCAGGAACTGGTAGTTGTCGGTCGGGTTCTGGCGGGTCATCGCCGTCGTGTTGACGGCCATGCCGACGAGCGGGCGGATGAATTCGGAGCTCGGCACGAAGCCGAAGAATTCATTCCCGGACAGCTCATAGGTCACCGCGATCTTGTTGATGCGGCGGTTCGTCAGCAGGTACTGCAACAGCGTGCCGCCCTTGAAGCCGGCGGAGCCGGAATAGGAGCGGTCCAGGTTGCGGCCGATCTCGGGCGAGACGTAGACGTTGACCTTGCCCGTGATCAGGTTGTCATCGAGCATGGCGCCGAGGGTCTGGCTGAAGAACGTGTCGATTGCGTCCGAGGTCGTCGCCGGCGACGTCAGGTCGATATTCGCACCTCCGGCAGCAGCGCCGAGATTGATCGCCTTTGCCAACGGCGACGTGCGAATGCCATAAGCGGTATAGCCGCCGACCTTGATGGTGGCGTCGCCATCGAGAGCATAGAGCGCCATATCGCGACGGATCTTGGCGGTGTGTGCCTCCTGATCGTCGGACAGTGCGTCGAAGTTCTCCGACTGCAGCGTGTTCCATTCCCGCCATTCACGGCCGTAAGCCGTGGAGAAGATCGGGACCGGAGAGCCGCGGTAGTCGTAGACGACCTTATCCATCGGCACGGGCACCTGGCCGGACATCGAGCGGACCACCGAGCCTGCATCCGAAGAGACTCGGTTCAGATGGACGAGCTTGCCGATGTTGACCGCTTTGGCGAGCGGCATCAGGTCGGCCATGTAGACCTGACCTTCGTCCGAGCGCATGACGCGACGGGTGATCCCGTCGAGGTCGAGCCATGCGTAGCGCGGCAGGATGGNGACGGGTGATCCCGTCGAGGTCGAGCCATGCGTCGCGCGGCAGGATGGCGGCCGCGTTCTGAACGGTCGCCAGCGCGGTTTCCGTCTGGTGGAACCATTCGCGGTTCGCCTGTACCTCGTCCCACCAACCCGCATGGATTCGGGAGTTGGCGACGAGCTGGGAGGAGAAGTAGCGCATTGTTCGATCGCTCCTTAAGCGGCTGCCAGATGGCCCTTGGCCGCGCGCACGCGAACAAGCTGATCCGATCCGGTGGTGTTGTTGTAAGCCTCTTCCGCAATCGCGATGACGCGATTGCCGGCGGCGACGGGCACAAAGCGGCCGGTAGCGTTCGTCGTGAGACGGGCGCCCTTGGCGATGTTGTTGCCGGTCGGAATGCGGACGTTGAAGAACTGCTCGTCCAGCATTTCCATGCCGATCATGGTATCGCCGGAGGCCCAGGCTTCGTCGACACCCTTCATCTGCAGGTAGTTATCCTGCGCGATGAAGACCTTCTCGACGGTGGAAGCGCCGGCGATGGCGAAGTGGCCGCTGCCATTGAAGACGACGGCGAGGCCCGGGAGGGTGGCGGCCGCCGCGAGCGCTTCCTGCACCTGCGGCAGCCGTTCCGTTACGGGGCCGGCGAAGATCTTGTTATAGCGGGCCATGATTATTCACCCTCCGGCAGCTTGTAGGACGGCTTGTCGCCGGCGGGCTTGAAGGCGCCATTCAGCGCAGCAGCCTTTCCGGGTTCAGCCTTGGAAGCCAGCTCCTTGAGCGCGTTCAGCGTCAGTTCCTTGGCGGCGGATTCGCTCAGGACGTTCGCCTTCACGACCTTCACGACCAGTTCAGCCTTCTCGGCTTCTTCCTTGGTCTTCTGGTTGGCGACCATCTCATTCTGTGCGTCGACCAGCGGCTTGACCGCGTTGGCGACGGCGGCGCCGATCGTGTCACCGATCTTAGCCATGCTTTCCGAGAGGGTCTTGACCTCATCGGAAAGCGATTTGAACTGCTCGTCAGAGACAGGCATGTCGTCTTCCTTTCGATTGGTTGAGGGAACCCGCCCGGAGCCTACGGCTTCCATGATCGCGGCTTTCACTTTGTCCCAGATGCCGATGTTCTCCCGGCGCCTGAGAGCCTCGACCAGGCGGGTGCCCGCCCAGTCGATCTCGCGGTCAGCTTCCTCTGTGAGGGAGGAGTTGATGACCTCTATTTCTTCCTGCTCGCCATTGGCGTTGACCAGCATGCCGACGCCCTGCTCAGGGGTGGCAGCGCCGCTCTCGTTCAAGAGGATGGCGTCGTGGTCGAACTGGATGTTGCGAGCGATGTGCTTGTGGTCGGAGGCATTCGACACGGCCTCAAGGTTGGCGAGCAGACCGGTGGAGGTGTGTACCGGCTCGCCCTTCTCGATCGCGGCGAGAACTTCCTTGCCGCCTGGCGAACGATTGGCGACCTCGACGTCGATAACCTTGTCGAGGAAGACGCGACCGTTCTCGCGGCGGACGTTCTCGTTCCATGCGCCGATGTAGCCGAGGTTGATCCCCTCGGGGTCCCGGGCCGAGACGAACTTGCCGTTGATGGTCGGATGGCCCAGCGGCGCCGGCGTCCGGTTCAGGCTGACATAGCTCTTTTCGATCTCGTCGGCGGGATACATGATCCCGTTCATGATGATGTTGTCGGGGAGCGTGGCGCTGGGGACGATGACGACGTCACGGCCGTTGCGCTTTTCCTTCCGGACAGCCTTCGTATTCGCGACGGAACGAACGTTCACGCGGACGTGCTTCATTCTACGGTGTCCTTTGGTTTGGTGCCGAGAGCATCGCGGGTTTCATCGTCCGTCGGCTCGTTTGCGAACTTGTCCGCATCCGATAACGGCTCGTAACCAACGACGGCGCGGATCTCCTCGTCGGTGAAGACGACGCCGGTGCCCATTTTCTGGTTGGTCTCGGCCATCTTGCTCGCGCGGTCGATCTTCTCCGACATCGAGCTTTCGGTCAGATCGGTCCAATCGAGAAACCAATCCTTCTCGGGCAGAATGCCGAACCGCTCCAAACGATTGACCAGCGACATGATGTTCGGGACCGTCTGGTTGGCCCGACGCGACATGTTCGTCTGCGCCCACTCGCTAGCGTCTTCCTGGCTGGCGCGCTCGCCGGTCTGCATCCCGACAAGGATCTTCACCGGCATGTTCATGGATGCGGCGAAATCCTGCAGGGCGATGGCATAGAAATGCTCAGGCGACGGCAAGGTCACGTTGAGCTGCTTGGCCTGCATGCCCATGATCATGAGCAGCTGGTCGAAGCCGGCGTTATATTCAGCCACCTGCTCGTTCATCTTGTCGGCAAGGTCTTCGACCGAAACGCCCATGGCCTTAGCCATCATGTCGATCTTGGCTTCCTTATCGACCTCGAGCACGGGCGCGGACTTGGCGTTCTTCCAGAACCCCTCGCCGCCGGCGCCGCGGACCTTCTCCATGTCGGTGAGGGAATTGTAGCCAGGTTCCAGCGCCGACGAGCCGTGAACCGTGCCATCCTTCGACCAGATGATGACGCGGTCGGGGTGGATGACGAGGTTGCGAGGCTGCTTGATCGTGGTGTCGACAGCCGATTCGTTGAACTGGTACATCTTCGGCAGCCCGTAGGTTTCGGACGTCTCGTCCGTATCCCACTGCGAAACCTGCAACTGCCCTTCCCATGCCGGGATGACTTCGACGAGGCCATTGAGGCCGCCACTGGCGCGATCGACGGGTTGGTCGAACCGCTTGCTGTCAGCAACACGAAGGATGACGCCAGCATAGGCGCCCACCATCGACATGCGGTCGGCCTCGGCAAGGCGCGCCCAAAGGCGCAGATCGTCGAAGCGCTGGCGGATTTCCTTCTCCAGCGTCGTTTCGTCGTCTTCGCCAGACTGCGAGCCGTCCCGCTCCTTCTCGAGCAGAAACGGGTTCTCCTGCCACGTTTTCAGGACTGTCTTGTCGACGCCGGCAGCTGCCACACCGTTCCGGCAGTACATCCGGTAGAGCTGAGTGAAGCTCAACGTCTCCGGGTAGCCGAAATCCTTGTAGTGATCATGCTTCGTGTTCCCGTTAGCGAAGAAGGCAGGGAACATGCTGCTGAGGCGCCGCTGGGCGTAATTCGCCAGGCTGACTACTTTGTTCATCGGTGCCTCTTAGTCAGGAACATGACGGCGGCGGTACCGTGGTCACGCGGCGCAAAGGCCATCACAAAGGCGTCGGCGAGGTTCGGAGACGGGATATCGCGCTTGTCGAGATCCTTCTTGCTCTCCACCTTCGAGCGGCCGGCGTTGTCGTAGTCTTTGCGGGGCGTCGACAGCTCATCGATGAGGCAGTCGAGGTGATCGCACTCGCTCGAAATGGCGATGAGGTCGTCGGGGCGGAATTCGTGCCCCTTCTCCACCGCGTTGAAGGTGTTTCGGAACCGGCGGGAGACGTCCCACCATGTCTGCGCCTTCAGGTTGGCGTAGAAATCCTTGTTCGTCGGCGCTTCCGGGTCGTTCTCGTCGATCCGGTCGTCTGGGTTGAGCACGGCACCGCCGGCGTTGAACTTGAAATAGTCGATCCGGGTGCCGAACTCCTCGTTCAGCGCCTGGAAGTGGGCGCCGGCGAAAGCCCCTACCCCGATGCTGTCGTAATCGATCGATGCGCCAAGCTCTCGAGCAAGCGCATGAACGCGGCCGGCTGACTTGAGCAGCTCGTCCTCGCGCGCCTGCCACTCGTCGACATGCGTGGCAAGGAAGCCGTGCGCAGCGACCGCAGCGTTCTTGTCCTCGCCACTGTCCGCCACGTCGAAGCCGACGCGCTTACCGCCGGCCGGCTGGATGCCGAGCTTCTTGTGTGCGTCGATCGCCGCCCTGATCCACGACCGCTTGATGATGACCGCGTCATCGTCTTCGAGCGGCTCGCCCAGGTAGATGTGGCGATACTCTTCTTCGTCTTCTTTGCGCTTCGCCTCGATGACCTTGAGGATGGTCGAGGAGAGGAACGGGTTTTCGTTATAGTTGATCTGCCGCTTGATCGTGTCCGGCGGCGTGTTCGTGACGAAGCGACGATAGACGAAGTCGGTCGTCAGTCGCGGGTTGAAGATGATCCAGAACTGAGACCCTTCCTTGCGCAGCGTCGGCTCAAGGATATCCCATTGCTCCTGGGTGAGGTTGTGAGCCTCCTCGATCCAGCAGATGTCGATGCCTTCGAGGGACTTGATTTCGTCGATGTGGCGCCAGAGGCCATAGAACATGAACTCCGAGCCGGTCCGCTTATGCCGGATCGAGTTCTCGGTGATGATGAACTCGTTACCGAGGCCGAACCGCCCGATCTGGATCTTCAGAAGGGTGTAGACCGATTCGGCGATCTTGTTCTGAAACTGGCGGGCGCACAGGACGCGGATCCTGCATTGCGTTGCCAGGAAAATGGCGAAGCCGGCGGCATCCCATGACTTCGAGCTCGATCGGCCACCATAAAGAACCCGGTTGCGAGCAGGTGTGAGCCAGAAGCTACGAAGTGCCGGATTGAGAGTGGCCTTATCCTTCCGAGCCGCCGTAGAAGTCTGCGAGCGATCGGCCGCCGCTTGATTCATCTGGTTCGGCATCGAGGTTATGCGCCTGCCTTTCGAGCGGGATCAAACGAGCGGTGATGCGCGAGAGCTTTTCGAGCAGGTCGCCAGGGCTTTCCTTGTCGCCGAGGCAGGGACCATCAGGTGCAACGCCCTGCATGTATATGGAAAGGCGTTCGGCGAGCACGCGCTTCAACCCGTGAAGCTGCTGCAGGTCCTTCCGATGAGAGGTGACGATGTTGAGGCCACGGATAGCGGCTCCTTCTATAATCTCGCTGTCCGATGCGCGTTGGGGCTGCGTACCATCCTGCGTACCGTCGGTGCGTACCAGCTTCTCGCGTACCGCCTGGCGGACCTTTTCGGCCAAGGCCCTTTGCCAGCCTTCTGCCTTTGCTCTCTTCCGGATGGCGCCCTCAGTAATCCCTTGCGCGGTAGCGATGGCACGAAGGGATATCTGGCCAGCGCGGTACTCGCGCTCGATCGCCTCCCAGTCGGCGCGTTGTTTGTCTTCCTTGCCCGACATGTTGAAACCTGTGAATTAGCGGGAGAACGGATGTCACTAGTTGCGACTCGGCTGCGGTTGTGATCAACCTGCCGATGCAACCCGAAAGGAGAACCGCGGATGGCAATATTCGCAGTCACATTCCGCATCGCTGATGAAACTACCTTGTTAGGAAGTTATAGGGAGCGATGGACCTCAGTTGACGAGGCAATCAAAGCGAGCACCACCGGTACCTACTGGAACGAGACGACATCGTTCTATTTGATCCAGTCATCGACAAACTCCACTGACCTTGCGCGCGAAATCAACAACGCCTCCAACTTAGATGTGGAGAGAGACTTGCTCGTTTGCATCAACTTGTCCCAGAAAGGATATAAAACTCTCGGCAAGTACGAGGATGGCGACATCGACGCACTTATGAAATTAAGATGAGGAGTCTAGTCGATGTCCGACGCGGCTGAGGGAAAGAGGTTCTCCCAGTTATATCTGCGAAGCCAGGAGCTTTTGCCAGACAGCCAAAGAATGCGGAATCGTCTAGCCATCGCGATAACCGAACTAGACGAGGACCTCTTGCGCTTAGGTAAGCGGATCGAGAAGGAGCACGGAGTGCTCATTGGTGAATGTCGATATGACTTCAAGTGGCCACCAATCCTCAAGAAATTAGAACTTCGCGACGTTCTCGATGCAATCACGACGATTTACAACACAATTACGCACCACAGCGAACTCGAAAAAGCGAAGCGGCGCGGACGGTTTCTTATGTCGTGCAGGCGCATTTTTGCAGAAGAACAGGTGAGATATCGTATAGATGACCGGGGCGGCGTTCACTTCACCGTCGATCAGCAGTTCGAAAGTACTCGCGTCTCAACAATAGCGAGCTTGAGCTCGAACCGTTATAATGGTGTCAGGTCCTTGTACGAGGATGCTTTCGTTGCGCTCGATAGAACCCCTCCCGACGGGAAAGCAGCACTAAGGTCGGCGTTTTTCGCCGCCGAGAGTTTATTCCGCCTGATGTTTCCCGCGGCCCATCAGTTCAGCGCCGGCGAGGTTCAAAAGCATTTAGAGCCGCTCGTTAACCGACTGTATGCTGATGAAAAGCCAGCCATTTACCTCGCTCAAAAGCTGGTAGCGTCGCTCCGAGATTGGATCGATGGCGCGCACTTCTACCGGCATGAACCCGGCGCTGAAGAGCCGGCTCAGCCGCCGCTCGAGTTGGCTATCTACATGCTCAGCGAAGCGGGCGGGCATCTACGATGGCTTGCCAAACTGGATGCAATACGCGGGCAAGGCTGAGACACGGTCGCCAGACTCTGAAGTGGGCACCCGTTTTCCACGGCCGCCTGAACGACGTCGCGACCACAACACTCGAACGTGCGACCTCCAGCTATGAGGCTGGTGCGCTACTGAGCTGCTCTACGCCGACGAACAAAGACAAACGCGCGTGGTGGCGACAACCATCTGCGGAACAGGCTTCCTATACGGAATACCCAACCAGGGCTTCCCGTGAACAACGAAAGGAAACCTAAGCATATCCGCATTCAGTACCGCAGCTTCTCGCTAGATATCCCGACTGCGATAATCATTCTCATCATCGACATTTTGCGAGATTGGTGGATTTGAGCTGAGCTTGAGGCGACCACCCTACCGCATAGACAGCGGTCATTGGGTGGTCGCGCTTGCCCAGTCGGGGTCTATCTGCATTTTCCAGGAGCACTACCGGGCAATCTGAATTGGAAAAGGGCGGTCTATGCCGCCCCGAATTTTGGATGCATTTCCCCATTAGGCAGGAGTTGGAAGGCTCCCGGCTGGGCCGTCGAGTATTCCCGTTGCGGTTGGCAAGGTCCGACTGCACACCCAAATCACGCGACTGAATATAAAGCCGTCGAGCTTGCCCTGCAAGCCTCCATCTCGCTGTCCATAACCTTCAATTCGTTGAGAATCTTCAAAACCTGTTGACGACTTGCCGGCGATAGATCGTCAATCGCGGCTTCTGCCATCATCCGCAGCGGAATTTTCTTTCGTCTGCCTTTCGGGAAGATCAGACCAAGCCGCTTGTTGAGCGAATTGCGGCGGTGGTTTTGAGATAGGACAAGCCTCTCTGTGCGCTCGCGTTCCCACTGCTGCCGTTTCTGGAAATCGGCGAACATGAGGCTGCCGATGTCAGTGTCAGGGAAGACGATGGGTCCCCGATCAGCAGACGGGCGGAGAAAGCACATGACGCCGTCGATGTTCCGAACGCGTTCGAAATCCCTCTGACTGATGTTGACGAAGGCATAGCCGACCAACAGCGGGAAGCGGCGCTCTAGCATTTTGTTCGTGCGCTGGTGCTGAGTGATGGCCCAGAATGACGGCATGTAAACATCGATCCCCCCGTTGCGGAGATTGCGTTCGAGAATGCTTTCACCCTTACGCCGCTCGCGAGCCACTTTCTCCTCCTCCGTTTCATCGTTCGCAGGCTCGAGTATAGTCGCCATCCGCTGATAGCCGGGGACGGCCCTGACCGCATACCAGGCCGTCTGTCGGTTGCTGTTCGCTACCATCGTCATTCATTCACCCTCGATATCTTCGGCAAGGACCTTGCATGGTGGTTTCGGCAGTAGCGGCCCGTCGTTTCCGCCGCACAGAACAGGTACGGGCCGCCGGTGTTCAGGGGCCAGCAGCATTCGCGGGCCGAGAGATGGTGAAGGAGCTTCGCGGATTGGAGCCGCTCAGCGTCGTCGGCGGTCGCCGGTATCTCCGGTTCCCGCTTCAGTTCCGGCGCCTGGTTGCGAGGCCGCATCGTCTTCGCTTGGCCGGGAGCGCGAGACTTCTTCCCGGCGTCACCGCGCCACGGGAACAGACCGCGATTGCGGAAGGCCAACCCGACAATGACGTTTCGGCTGACGCCAAAGCGCTTGGCGATCTGGGAGGCAGGGAGATCATCCCTCCAGAGCTTCGCAGCAGCCTCGATGTCGACGGTGCGGTGCTGGATGGTCATGCCGCGCGCTCCTCGTCGATCGGCTCGACGGCGTCGGGGTCCATCTCGATCTTCCGGCGGTAGGCCATCTGCTCGGCGCTGACCGAGTGCGCGTCTGGCAATGCCAGTATCCGCGCCAGCTCTTCGGCACGCTCGGGTGACATGGACTTTTGGACCACAATGCCGCCGGCGGCTGCCTTTGACGCAGCATGCTCCTGCTTGAATTGGTTCAACCTGGCGCGGACGCGGGCCATGACCTCCGGAGACCGGTCGATCTCTGGCGGCTGGTGGGTGAGCGTGGCGGCGATCTCCCGTTTCCTCGCTAGATCTTCACGGGCAAGTCTAGATTCCGCCTTCGCCAGAGCGGCAAGGATCGGCGGCTTCGGGATCATGCCGAGAAGAATATCGGGGTTGCCGGCATAGTCGCCCTTGATCAGCTTCTGCGTGGCGATCGCTAAGCCGCAGTTCGGAACGCCTTCGAGGGCGTAGCCGTACACCGCGTCGAGCTTGTTCGGGTCAATACCGGAGGGAATGCTCATCCCGGCTGCCTGCATAACTTCGAGGCTGCGCAAAACTGCTTCCTCGCGGACCGGTGATAGCCGCTCAGTGAGCGCGGAAATCTCCCGGTTCAAGGTCGAAAGCTGGGCCGGTGCTGGCAAATTCGTCATGTCCGTTTCCGTTCAGTTTCCGTTGGATGGCTTCTCGGCATTCCCGCTGATGGCGGGCGTGTTCGCTTTCACGAGGCGGTGCTTGCGATTGCTGCGGCCGGTCGTCGTATTTGCCTTCGAGGATCGAGACGAAGCTCTTAGGCTGGCAGAGGAAATCGAGGTCAGCGCGCCAGCCGCGGTCGTTTTCGCCACGGCAGAACCGGCTGCGGCCGATGCGCTCGATGGCATCGAGAACCGCCGGCAGGCCGTGTTCCTCGATCCGCAGCAGCAACGAGCGACGGCGAGAGGCCGTGACGGCCCTCGGCACGGAAAGCCCGGACTGGCGCGCCATTTCCGAAAATGCCGTCACGACCTGGTCGACCGCCGTGGGGGAAGAGCCCCCCTTGGGGGGCGAAGGGGGTATAGGATTGGAGGGGTTAGGAAGGGGGGTGTGGGGGGAAACCTCCGGGGAGGAAAGGGTCTCGGGGTCCACCTGCTGTCCACCTGTTTCCACCGGACTTCCACCGGACAATGCGGAATTCCGCTGTTTACGCTTCCGTTCGCGATCCCACTCCCGCCGCTTCTCAGCGGCACGATCGACGGCCGGAACAGTTTCAGCCTCGGCTTCGAAAGCCTCGGCGGCCACAAGGGCTTGCTCGATCGTGAGACCAGCTTCCAACATGCGGCGGATGGCGGCACTGATGCTCATCAGCGGATGACCTCCACGTCGATTCCGTAGATGGCCCGCATGAGCTTGCGCTTGATGTTGAAGTCCTTGGTGGCAACGCCCTTGACGTCGACGACGCGGTTGCGCTTCTGGATCGCGTTGTAGAAGGCGAAATCCGCCCTGTAGGTGCAGACCAGCTGCCCATTGACCGTGAGCGCATACGGCCTCTGAAGCTCGACCTCGTAGACCTGGCCAGCGCGCTCCAACTGCTTCAGAGAGGAATAGAATTGCGCCTCGCGTTTGCTGTCGAACTTGATGCCGTCGACGGTCGTCTTCTTGTTGCGGTACTTCGATGGCGTCTCGGACTGATCTGCCTTCTGGATAGCGCGGAACTCGGCGGCGGACATGCGATCAGAAATCATCTCGCCCACTCCGACACGAAAGGTTCCTTGCCGGCGTACGCGATCTTCTTGACCCGGCGCGCGTGAAGCCGCTCTGCATAGTCGGCGTTCAGCCGCGCACTGATGAGACGGTCGGCCTCATGCTCCTTGATGTCCAAGGCCTCGGCGATCGCCATCGTGTCGGGGCCATACTTGGCGTAGGCTTCGAGGAAGGTCATGCTTCCCTCCCCGCATAAATCAGGACAGGCACGCGCGGCAGGCGCGGCGCCTCTGTCCAGATGTACCAAGCGTGATCTTCGGTCCCGCTCTCATTGTTCAAGAGGAGACTGATGCGGTCGATAAGGACGATCTTCCCGGCAAAGCGGGGATTGTCTCGGAACAGGTGCGTCCGGGTACTGCCGGAATCGAACTTGGCGGTCAGCAGCAGTGCAACGAGGCCGGAGCATCTCTCGAGCGCCTTCTCAGCGAACTTGACCGCCGTCCGGTTCTGGACGCCGTAGGGCGGGTTGGTGATTATCCCGTCGCCGCCGAAGGTGACCGGTAGATCGTCCAGAAAATCCAACCATTGATCCTGCGGCCGCTCGTATGTCGCGATGTCGCTGGTGTGGACCGTTGCACCAGCTTCCTTCAAAACGTCAGCGATCAGGTGGTTGCCCGCTGCTGGCTCCCAGATCTTCATATCGGTGACGGGGAAGTGACGGATCAGTGCCTCGGTTGCCCAAGGCTCTGTCTGGTACAGATCATTCTCGATACGGGCGTATTTCGAGGAGACTACCGTCATGCTGCCGCCCCGTTCTTTTCAACGGCGGCCAGAGACTTCTTGCACCGGTCACGCAGTCGAGTGATCACCGCGAGTTTCTGCAGCTTCACGCCGTTGTCGGCCCGGTTCATGCTGTTCTTGATGCGGAAGATCTGGGCTTCGAGTTCGGCTATCTCCTCGCGGAGAAGGCCCGCCTCATCATTCGCGGGGCCGCTTCCGGCGCATCCAGGGGAGGAACTTCTCACTTTGAAGCCTCCCCCATTCCCACGCTCTGATCAGAGCGCTTGTCAGCAGTCGCATGGGCTTTCCTCAGTGCGTGGCGTTCGGCCCGATGCTTGGCCGCCGCTTCCTCGTTTCTCTGGCAAACTTCCTCATAGGCCATATATGCTAGCATCAGCGCCCGATAAGCTGATCCGGCAATATCGCTCATTTCACGTGTCTTGTACTGCAGTCGATAGAGGTAGCTTTCGGGAATGCCGGTCTTGTCTGCCAGCCTTCCCCGAACGGCCTTCTCGCGGTCGCCCCGGCCCTTGAACTCAGCGTTCATTAGGGCGGCGTACCAACCTTTTGCCTCACTCAGTGCCACACTTGTCATCTTTGCCTCGGAAACACGTTTTCCGGATTTGGAAACTCTATTGCCGTACATTTCGGGGTCCCCGTGCGAGTGTCTCTTTGCTTAGGAGACACCGATGCCAAGGAACTTCCTTACCGATGGAGAGGACGGCGCCGCGCCAACGGCTGCCGGTCCCTCCCAAGTCTTTCCTTTCCGCAGGACCACCGCCGCAACGTCCGGTCCTGCCGCCGGTGACGCGCCCTCGTCGTCACCGGCAATCCCTCTCGGAGAAGCTGTTCAAGCCGTGGTCATGAGACTGGCGAACAAGCGGATCCGCTTGAGAGTTGCTGGTCCCGGCCGGGAGGAGGATGACCGGGACCAGCGTTGAGCGCCTCGGGAGGAGGTGAAAGCGCTCAATCCTTTCTGCGGTAGCCGTTCCGGCGAAACTCACGCTCGACGAAGCCGGGAACGACCAGTGTCAGAGCTGCCATCCAGAGAACGACGGCGACGCAGGCGATAAAAATGGACCAGGTCATGCAGCCCTCCTGTCAGAGCGTTTCGGAAATTCGGTTTTTGAGACAAGGGCCGCGACAGCAGCCGAGACTTCGACGCGCGGGACCTGGAGCCGGGGAAGGTTCACCCTGCCCTCAACGGTGCGCTGCGCTGCTGCGTCTTCTGTCATTGATGTGCGGAGATACTCGCTCATGCGATTTCCTCCGCCATCTCGCGCATGGCGACGGTGCATCCATGGCAATGCTTGTCGCCGTAGCCGCCGCAAGCTTCCGGATTCCGGCNCCGTTGCCGGCGAATTTGGTGCCCGTTTTTCGTCCGGGCCAGACGCGCTTGCGACGGCGTTGATGGCTACTTCTTCACTTTCGCCTCCTGCGCTCGTTGCGATCTCTTCCTCTTCACGGGCGATCATGATGTCGACGGCCGCGATCAGAGCCGCGCGGCCGACTTCCGTCTGCACGCCGGCAGCAATCGTCTCGACGAGCTTGGCGCTGACATCCGCCTCGATGATCTCGCCCGTGGTCGGGTCAAATTGTTCAATGTTTTCTCGTACGCGGGCGGGCGCGGGCGCATGAGGGGATTTGCCCTCGTAGGCGCACAGGTACAAATCGAAGATGGCGCCCTGCTCCGCGATGGTGTCATGGCCCTTCTTTGCGACCTTGCGCAGATGAGCGACGACGTTGCCCATGGCGGTGTCGAACCCCATGGATTTGGCTTCCGCGTAGATGTCGCGGATATCCTCGCCGATCGTGTCCTGCTCTTCCTTCAAACGAAGGATGTGGTCGATGAAGGCTCTGATCTGGGCGTCGGACGTCATTGTGCGTTCTCCCGAGCTGGGAAGAACTCTTCGGCCTTGAGCGGTATCCTCTTCGACTTTGCATACGCCAGCAGCGCGGGTGCGTCTGTCTGGGGGATCAACCCGCCGGTACCACCCTTCTCTTTCGGATACATCCAGCGGTACACCCGGGACACGTGCTTGCCGGTGACTTCGGCCACCTTTTCGATGCCGATTTTGCCGATGATGGATTTTGCAGGCTCGAGATGTTTTTTGCTCATGTTGCGAAATTTGCGATTATCGCGACAATTTGTCAATGGGGCCGCGATAACTAATTTGCGATCTTCGCGATGGAGTTTTTTGCGGAATCCGCGAAGATCGCCGCATGAGTGACCCACAATATGAACTGAAACAATGGCTTGCAGAAAAACTCGCGGCTCGTGGCGTGGCTTCGAAACTCGCCGAAGCTACGGGTATGTCCAACGACAAGATCACGCGATCAAAAGAACTGCACAGCGACGATCCTAAGAAGCGCCGTCAGATATCTCTCCAAGAGATAGAGGCGATGGCGAGATTCTTTAGGGAATTGCCGCCTGGCTTCGAACAAATGACGCGTTGGTTAGAGGATCTGCCCCCCGCCCCCACGGCCAAGCCGATACCAAACGCCAGCTTCCCGCCGCGCTGGCAGCAATTCCCCGGCGATGCTTCGATTCCGCTTCGAGGGCACATTGCCGCCGGAGCCAACGGTCGGTTCATTATGAACGGTCAGGATATCGCCACGGTTTTTTGTCCGCCCGGCCTCGAGGGCGTTGAGGGCGCGTATGCCGTGCAGGTCGACGGCCGCTCCGGCGAGCCACGCTTCTTTCACGGCGAGACGGCGTGGGTGAACCCTCATCAGAAGGTCCGACAGGGCGACGATGTCGTAGTGCAGATCCTGGAAGACGATGAGATATCAAGCTACCTCAAGCGGTTCGTCTCCAGATCCGCCGATGTGCTTCGCCTCTACCAGTACAACCCCGGCAAAGGCGAAAGCCACGATCTGGAGTTTCCTACGGACAAAGTTTTCAGCGTCCACAAAGTTGTGTTTCATGCGATGCTTTGAAGCGCTTCGTCGCAGCGCCATGTTGGCCGGACGGTCAAATTGCGGAATGCCGGCGGCATCTTTGGGCACTCGCTGCAGCGGATCTTTCGGCATAACTGCATGTAGTTGTGAACACCGAGTTCCGCGGCTTTCATTAGGTTATCGAGGCGGAGAATGCGGGAATGCCCGCAATCATCGCAAGCTACGTACACGCTCTCAAGTTCAACGACGAGCCGCAAGGCGTCGGGGTGATCTACGGGAGCGTTACGGCTCATTCCTGTCTCCTGCGATGTTCCGTCTTCGTTCTCATCAAAACAGCAGGAATGCAGCCGTGAGTCGAGTCGATTTTCGGAAATATTTCGCTTGCCACAACAGGTAGGGGAAAGATTGCCGGCGGCGCAATATGTGAGGTCTGATTTGAGCGATCATGAATTTGGCAATGTCTCCACCGACCTGAAACTGTCTCTTGTGGAAGCATATTTGAAGGCGTTCACGACTGCTCTCCGCCCTCAATTCCCGAGCTTTGGTATATCGACGCATTCGCGGGTACCGGCGAGCGCGTCATCAAGCAGACTGCTGTTCCTGCCGACCTAATGCCAGGTCAAGCTGAAAAAATTGAGCGTCGACGAGGGTCGGCTCGAATCGCGTTAGACATCAGACCGGCCTTCGACCGCATCGTCTTCATGGAGAAGAGGAAAAGCTACTGCTCTGCCCTGGAGCGTTTGAAAGAGCAGTATCCGGGCCGGCACATTGATATCGTCCGGGGCGACGCCAATGCCGCTATCGAGGCGGAAATTCAAGCAATGAAGTGGGTTGGCAAGCGCGCGGTGATGTTCCTCGATCCTTACGGCATGGCCGTGAACTGGACAACGCTCGAACGTATCCGCAAGACGGAAGCGATCGACGTCTGGTACCTTGTGTCCTTGGCCGGCTTATTTCGCCAAGCGACGCGCGACCCGGAGAAGCTTGATGACAGCAAGCGGGTTGCGATCACAAGGATGCTTGGAACCGACGAGTGGATTGAAGCCTGGTACAACAGGCAGAAGAAAGAAGACCTTCTCGGCGAGTATGACGATGTTTATCAGCGCATCGCTGACGTAGAGGCGATAGAGAAATTCGTTGGTAAGCGCCTCAAGAGCCTGTTCCCTGCCGTCCTTCCCCCCAAGCGGCTCAAGAATGCTAATGGGGCACCCATGTTTTCACTGTTCCTAGCTATTTCTAACCCCGCTGGAAAAGCCATCGGATTGGCGACTAAGATCGGAAATAGCATCCTCAAAGCGTAGCCGCCGGAACATCATCCCAAATACGGCCGCGGTAAGATCGCCCAGCCACCTTCTTGTTCTTACCCCCCCACTGCTTGAAGAAGAATGCCGCGCCGACGTCAGTACACATTGCGAAGATCTCGTCGATCCACAGCGGATCCATCGGCCGCGCGTTTGGGCCGGACTCGCCCCCAACGATAGCCCAATGGATTCCGTTCAATCGCCCAGCGGCAACGGAACCTATCAATGGCTCGAACGATACGAAACGGATTGCTGCAGGGACTCTGCGCAGGTCGTCAAGCCGGTCTATCACGCGACCATCCTCTACGCTGGTCCCCAGCCACACATTCGGCAGAACATCGAAGCCGCGCAGAATATTAGCCATCCGGTCCGGCCGTTTGGTCAGGATCTGGTATGTGTGGCGGCGTGTCTCGGCCATCGCTCGCCACACTTTTCGGATGAACTCCACCGGTACGTCTGGGTGAAATAGGTCGGACATCGAGTTGACGAATACATTCCGTGGCTTTGACCAAGTCGATGGCACAGAAAGCGCGCTCTCGTCGAGATAGAGGTCGCCCGTCCATTTCGCTCGACCGCCGCTCTTGCGTGTCAGGCCCCGGTACTTCTTGAGCCCCATGGCTTCAAGGCGCGCCGCCATACGCATCGCGTAGCAGTTGGTGCACCCCGCACTCATTATCGAGCAGCCGGCTACCGGATTCCAAGTTGCATCAGTCCATTCGATTGATGTTTCAGCCATAGGACGCTCCCCGACCTTCAGAGATAAGCGATAGTTGCGATTTGGTTAAAGATCGGTTGCGCGCCGCCAGTCTCTCTCAGGCCGATCTTGGGGCCGAAATCTACCACGCGGAGAATCTGCGGGCCAAGTCAATTTTGCGAAATAGCGATAATCGCAAATTTCCCTGTTGACTTATTTTGCGCTAGTCGCGAATATCTCCTTCGTCAGCGAGGCGACGTGAACACACGACCGCGCCGGGAGATGAAACGATGGGCACGATGGTTACCCGATACAGGATTGAAGACGAGGTCGGCCGCGTCCTGACCAACGAATATTTCTTCTCTTACGAAGTCGACGACGCTCTGCAGTTTCGTTGCGAAGACGAGGCTCTCGAAGAAGCCGGCGCATTCCCCGGCACGACCGTCGAGCGCTTCGAACGCTATTCGACCTTCCCCGACTTCTTCGCCTCCGGACGCGGCTCGACCGAGAGGAACGCGGCATGAAAGCTCGTCGGGTGAAGCTCCACGACCTTTACCGGGAAGTCGAGGCTCTCGGCGGCGCAGACGAATGCGCAGACGATGAAGCGTACAACGACGCGATCGACGATGTGCTGGCGATCCTCCGAGCATCCGGCTTCGGAGAGGGTTTCTACGTCGATCAGCGCGAATACGAGAACCGCGCCCGCGTCTCTCGTGCAGTGCAGATGGAGGTAGCCCAATGAAGGACTGCCCCGCCTCCGAGTTCGGATGCACCTGCAACCGCTGCGCTGTCGATCGCGACGACGATCTTGAAGCGCTCAAGCAGTTCAACCGCGCAAGCTACTCACTCGCCATGTCCCTGATCTTCCTGGCTGCCGTCCTCGGCGTGCTTGCGGCCGGCTTCTGGAATGCCAACCGGGTTCAGGAACTCGTCGCCCACGAAAGGAATGTCTGAAATGGATGTGACCTCCACTTCCACCTCTACCGACTTGATCATCTCGCTTCCGGTCAAGGCCGATGTGGCCACCTTCACCGATCAGGCATCGTTCGAAACGCTCTACGAGAAGATCGTCAAGAAGGTCGGAGAACACGTTCCCGATGTCTCGACGAAGACAGGCCGCGATGCCATCGCCTCGCTTGCCTACAAGGTCGCTCGGACGAAGACGACGCTGGACGCACAGGGCAAGTCTCTCACCGAAGAGTGGCGCAAGAACACGGCCAAGGTGAATGCGACGCGCAATCTCATTACCGAGCGGCTCGACGCGCTGCAGAAGCAGGTACGCAAGCCGCTCACCGACTGGGAGGCCGCCGAGGAAGCGCGCGTCGCCAAGCATCAATCCAATCTCGACCGGTTGCTGTCCTACATCACCCTGCCGGTGAAGCCTTCGGAAGAGCTTCGGGCGATACTGACCGAAGTCTCGGCGATCATCATCGATGACGCTTGGGACAAGTTCCGCGACCGCGCCGAGATTGCGAAGGCGGACGCCGTCGCCGCGCTCAATCGCCTGATCGAAACTGCTGAAAAGCAGGAAGCTGATGCTCGCGAGCTTGAGCAGCTCCGCGCCGAGCGCGAGGCGCGGCTTGCCGCCGAAGAGGCGAAGCGAGCCGAGGAAGCCCGCATTGAGGCTGAGCGGCAGGCCGAGGAGCGCCGGAAGGAAGAAGCGGCCCGGATCGAGAAGGAAGCCCGCGAGCAGGCCGAGCTCGAAGCACAAGCCCGCATCGAGGCGGCAGAACGAGAGGCACGGGAAGCCAACGAGCGGGCAGAACGCGCAGCCGCAGCAGAGCGNGCATCGAGGCGGCAGAACGAGAGGCACGGGAAGCCAACGAGCGGGCAGAACGCGCAGCCGCAGCAGAGCGCCAGCGCATCGCCAACGAACAGGCTGCGGAGATTGCAGAGCAGCAGCGTCGCGAAGCCGACATCGAGCACCGCCGCACGGTCAACAACACCGTCGTCAGCTCCCTCGTCGCATGCGCCGACATCAGCACCGACCAGGCCAAGAAGATCGTCGCCCACATGGTGAGCGGCCTGATCCCCAACGTCACTTTCACCTACTGAGGAGCACGCCAGTGAACGCTGTAGCGAAGCATGAAATCGAAGTGCAGGCGGATACGAAGCTCGTTCCTGTCAACAATGCGCCCATGGTTGCCATGATCGAGCGCATCGTCATGGACCCGTCCATCCCGATCGACCGCCTCGAGAAGATGCTCGACATGAAAGAGCGAATGGAGGACCGCGCCCGCGAGGATCAGGCTTTCCAGGCGCGCAAGGCTTATTTCGCTGCGATGTCCGCATGCCAGTCCGAGCTGCCGGTAGTCACCAAGACCCGACGCAACTCGCATACCAACTCGACCTATGCCGACCTGGCCGCGATCGAACAGCAGGCCATGCCGATTATCCACCGGCACGGTTTTGCCGTCTCCTTCCAGCCCGACGGCTATAATCAGAAGGGCGAATTGCGGATCCTCTGGGAAATCTCGCATGCCCAGGGACATGTCCGGAACGGAGTCGGGGAAATCCCTGTCGATGGCGCCGGCTCGCAAGGCAAGGTCAACAAGACCGGAACGCAAGCCTTCGGGAGCACCGCCACCTATGGCCGGCGCTACCTGCTCTGCATGCTCTTCAATATCAGCACCGGCGACGACCGTGACGGAAACGCTCCGACGGCCGAGCCCGAAGACGTTCAGACGATCACAGAGGCTCAGGCATCCGTCATCCGCGAGCTGATCGAGAAAGCCGCCTTAAGCAACGACGTCTTCTGCAAGCGCTGGCAGATCGATGCGGTCACGGACGTACCAATGTCGAAATTCAACGAGGTCGTTCAGTCGCTCCGCGTCCGTATCAAGGCGCTGAAGGAGAAGGCCAACGAGGAGAAGAACAATGGATAATATCGTTCAGGGCTCCGACGACTGGCATGCACTCCGGCTTGGCAAGGTCACGGCCTCGCGCGTGGCAGACGTGATCGCGAAGACGAAGACCGGCTATTCAACCTCCCGCGCCAATTATGCAGCGCAGCTCGTCACCGAGCGGCTTACCGGGCTGCCGACCGAGGGCTTCACCAACGCCGCCATGCAGTGGGGCACGGACATGGAGCCGGAGGCGCGCGCCGCCTACGAATTCTATCGTGCCGAGGAAGTCGAGCAGGTTGCCTTTGTGCCGCATCCGACGATTGGCGATGCCGGCGCCTCACCTGATGGCCAGGTCGGCCCCGACGGCCTTGTCGAGATCAAATGCCCAAACACGGCAACTCACATCGAAACCCTGATCGGCCGCGCGGTGCCCGCCAAATATGTCACGCAGATGCAGTGGCAGATGGCATGCACCGCTCGCAAGTGGTGCGACTTCGTGTCGTTTGATCCTCGCATGCCCGAATCCATGCGCTTCTTCTGCCAGCGCGTGCACCGTGATGACGCCATGATCGCCGTGCTTGAGCGGGAGGTTGTCGCCTTCCTGAACGAGGTCCGCGCGAAGGTCGCCGAGCTGAGCCGGCTCTATGAGCAGGCGGACGCGGACGCCGCCGCCGAACTGTTGATGGCGGGCTGATCATGCGGAAGAAGGAAAAGCCCCCGCTGATCCAGGCTATCATGACGCCGCGCGGCCTCCGCGCCCACACTCAGGACGACGCCGAGAAATTGGCGTCGATACCGGAAGGTTCAATCTTCGAGATCGTGCCTGTCACCAAGCGGTCGGATAGGCAGCTCCGCACCTACTGGAAGGCTCTTGGCCTGGTGGTCAAGGTCACTCAGAAGTGGTCGAGCGCCGAAAACCTCCATCGCGACATCAAGATGACCCTCGGCTACCGCGAGCAGGTCGTGAACATGCGCACCGGCGAAACCACTCTCGTTCCGGACAGCATCGCTCTCGACAAGATGGACCATGCCGAGTTCTGCGAATTCATGAACCAGGCCATGGCGCTGATCGCCGACACCGTCGGCTTCGATCCGCTGGCCTTCCTAGCCGAGGAGCGCGCAGCATGACCGATAACGCGCGACTTTTGCCTGGGAGCATGTCCGAACTTGACGCACTGACCTGCGACGATCCGATCACGAGCCTTATCGCTCGGATGTCCGTCTCCACCGTTCATGAGAGTTTGGTGAAGTTCGTGAACTCGGAAATCCAGCGGCCGGGCGCGAACGTCGATCACATGCTCATCGGCATCGCCGCCTACATGATGCAGATGCATGCGAGCTTCGCCGCAACCTTTGTCGATGCTGACCGCGCCGACGATGTTGTCGCGCAGTTCCAAGCCGTCTTGGACAGGACATACCGCGAGCACTTCGTCGATAGCGCGAAGGAGCTGGCCGCATGATTGCGTCGCTGCGCCTTTTCCAGACCTTAGGTTTGATCCCCGGGGCTATTCTTGCCGGCACCTTGCGTCGGCTTCCCCGCCCTTTGGACTTGCCGCTTCGTGCGGGGATCATCGACTTCTTCGGTACCGGATCCGCCCTGTCGGTCCGGCAACGGAACCGGTTCGAAATCCATATCCGGTGGCACAGTCGTCCGTCGGGATGGCGTCTGCTGTTCGGTAGGTTTGCCGTCTTTGGGATCACTCATGGTCGGAGTCCTTTCGTGTCGCGGCTTCAACCGCCCGCGTTCAGTAAGGTTCCGCGCAACTCGGAGAGTGCATAGTGGCCTATCGCATCGCCAATTCCATCCGCCCGGATCCGACGCCCAAGCGCAAGCCGGCGAAGAGCAAGGATTACCTCGCGTTCGTCCATGAGCTCCCCTGCTGCGTCTCCGGCCGCTACGGGGTCGAGGCTGCGCACCTATCGTTTGCAGCTCCACGGTACGGCCACTACGGCCGCGGAAAGGGCAGCAAGGTTTCCGACCGCTGGGTTCTGCCTCTTCATCCGGACGAGCACCGCCGCCAGCACGGCATGAGCGAAGAGCGGTTCTGGCGCGCGGCCCGCATCAACCCGCACGTGCTCGCCCACACCATACACGGCCTCTGGACCGATATGGGCGAGGATGCGGCGCCCTTCGCAACTGCTATCATCAATCAGACGTTGGCCGACGCCGGCGCGCTCCGGTCGAGGGACGAGGTATGAGCACCGACACGCTCGACATGTTCGCAATCGAGACGAAGTCGTCGGCCATCATTTCCGAATGCGGAGCCTACCGTTACCGCCTTGAGCGGCAATGGGACGGCGAAAAGCCAAACGTCGCCTTCCTCATGCTGAACCCATCCACGGCTGATGCCAGCCAAGATGATCCGACGATCCGCCGGTGCATCGGCTTCGCGAGATATTGGGGCTTCGGCGGCTTGATCGTTGGCAACCTCTTTGCCCTTCGCTCCACCGCCCCGAAGGCCCTGTACGACCATCCCGATCCGATCGGGCCCGACAACGATCAGCACATTCTTGCGATTGCAAAGAGCGCCCGTAAGATCGTTTGCGCGTGGGGGACACACGGAGCTCTTCATGACCGCGGTCGCCAGGTCGCCGAACGGCTCGAATTCTTCGACCTCGTCGCGCTGAAAGTCACAGCAGACGGCCAGCCAGGTCATCCGCTGTACCTCGCTGCCGATATCCAACCTAAATCGTATTTTGCGCCATGACAGTTATACCAGACCTCACCAACGCCACCCCCGCCACGCGCGAATACTACGCTCTTCCCGAGGAGATCCGCACGGCAGCAAAGGCTATAGCCGGTCCGCCTCGGCCGATGACCCATATCGAAGTCCTGTTGGCGATCGGGACGGCGATCGCAAATGAGCGGGAAGCGGCGAAGAGAGGCGAAAGATGAGAGAACGTCGCCAATCCCTCGTTCCCCCCGGCAGCTGGCCGCCTCGCATGTCGGCTGACATGGCTGCCGGGTATTGCGGGGAAAAGCATGTCGAGGATTTCCTCGAGCGCGTCGGAACGACCTATCCAAACCCGCATCGTTGACAGCACGCGACGGAAGTTCTGGTATCGTGAGGATCTGGACCGGGCGATGAACCTCGGCACATCGACGACGTCCTCAGGATTGGGAGCGAAGTTCCGTGAAAAGATCAGGGAAAAGCGGAACGGTGGAACTGCCTAAGCACGTGCACCGCGTCATCAAGCGACGCGCCAATGGTTCGCAAACCGTCTACACCTTCTACACAAGGTTCCGGAACACCAAGGAGGCGTGGCCGTCGATCGCCCTTCCGGAACCGCTTGAGAAGGAGTTCTCCGAACGCCTGTCGATCTGTGAAGCCATGGCCCGCGATGAGAAGGGCTTCCTGTTGGACGGTAAGCGGCTACCTGACCTGAAGAGCAAAGAGTTTTGGCCCGAGGCCACGAAGGCACACGAAGCATTCATCCGCCGTGGCCGGCAGGGCATCAAGGATTTCAAAGCGCTCGTCGAGGCTTTCCAGAGCGATACCAACCCCTTTTGGACCAAGTTGGCGGCTTCGACCCAGCGCGGCTATCGAACCTCCGGCGACATCATCAAAGAGACATGGGGAGACGACCTTCCCGTCGACTTGACGACGGTCGACGCTCAGGACGCCATAGATGCCTTCGGCGAGACGCCGGCAAAGGCAAACCAGTTCCGAGCATTCCTGTCCCGCCTGATGGCGTGGGGCGCCTCACGCGGCTACTGCAAGACGAACGTCGCGGAGATGACGGAAAAGATACCGGGCGGAGAACCGTGGGTGCCGTGGCCGAACTGGGCTTTTGAAATCCTTCTGGAGCACGCACCGTTTCATATGCAGATGATCGCCATGTCGGCATTCTTCACCGGGCAGCGCCAGGGCGACGTGCTGGCTATGACGAAGCCGAAGGCCGGAGAGAACACGATCGCCGTCCGTGCGCAGAAGACGGGAAACACCGTTTGGATTCCGATCCACTTCGCCTATCGGAAATGGATCGATCGCGTGCCGACGTCCGATAGCGTAATGCTGCACGCCGGCGCTCGCGCCACGTCATACAAGAGCCCCGACGGTTTTCGGACCGAATGGCAGAAGCTCATGGCGAAAGACGCGTTCAAGCCGTTCCGGGAAAACCGCATCGTCTTCCACGGTCTGCGCAAGAACGCGGTGATCAATCTGCTGGAGGTTGGCTGCACCGAGAACCAGGTGGGGGCCATCTGCAACATGTCCGCGCAGATGGTGCAGCACTACGGCCGAGAGGTGGCTTTGAGGAGCCTCGCGAAGGACGCGATGAAGCTCATGGAAGCACGCTGGAGCGAGATCGAGCCGGCCGCTTTCAGGAACAAGAACGGAACGTGA